GAATACTATCCTGATCTAAAATGTGGATGGAGCTACGCAATGCAGTGCATTCACAATGGTGAGCTAAAGGTAATTAATCTGAAGAAGAAGCTCTTTGAGCAAATTTTGACAGCAGCAGAAGACCTGGGCGACCCTACAGATGTAGAAAATGGATGGGATGTTAAATTCAAGCGTGTTAAGACTGGCCCTCTGCCCTATAATGTAGAGTACCAACTTCAAGTATTGAAGTGCAAGTCTCGACCTCTTGATGAGACAGAGAAAGAATTAGTAGCAACCCTGAAGTCAATGGATGATGTTATGCCTCGTCCAACTCCAGATGCTCAAAAAGAACTGCTTGACCGTATTCGTGAAGGCGCACCTGCCAATAACGTAGACGAAGAAGCCCTTGAAAGTGAGTTTAACATCGGATGATTTTATTCACCGCAGACTGGCATATTAAACTGGGACAGAAAAATGTCCCAGTTTCTTGGTCTTTGAACCGTTATAAATTGTTCTTCGAACAAGTACACAATATTGAAAAAATGTGTAATATGCACATAATCGGAGGCGATCTTTTTGATCGTCTTCCGAATATGGAAGAACTAGAACTTTATTTTTCTTTTATTCGGAATGTAAAAATTCCTACCATTATCTATGATGGAAACCATGAAGCAACAAAGAAAAATAAAACCTTTTTTACACAACTAAAGCAAGTAAGTAGAGATATAAACCCTCTTGTACAAGTTGTAGATATTTCTTATGTAGACAAAGAAATGGGATTTAGTATTCTTCCTTATGCAGAACTGCACAAGAAAGATATATTAGATCATTTTCCAACTCAGTACCCTTTATTTACTCATGTTCGTGGCGAAATTCCTCCCCATGTCAAGCCAGAGGTGGACTTAGACTTATTTGAGAATTTTCCAGTTGTTTTTGCAGGCGACCTACACGCACATAGTAATACACAAAGAAATATTGTGTACCCAGGAAGTCCTATGACTACTTCATTTCACAGAAATGAGGTTAGTACAGGTTACCTTCTTATTAATGAAGAGGACTGGTCTTGGATTTGGGAGCCTTTTGACTTGCCTCAGTTACTTCGTAAAACAGTAACAGATCCGAGTGAAATGGTTGCTACAGACTATCATCATACTATATATGAAATAGAAGGTGATATGCAAGACTTGGCAGATGTAGAAAACTCTGAGCTACTCGACAAAAAAGTAGTAAAAAGAAGTTCTGAAGCCGCATTAGTAATAAATAAAGAGATGACTATTCAGGAAGAATTAGTAGAGTATCTACAATATATTCTTGAGATAGAAGAAAAGAAAATACCGGATATACTAGGAACTTTTAATGATTACGCTCAAAAAGTTACAATGGAGTAACTGTTTTAGCTATGGCCCAAATAATGAGCTTGACTTAGACGCAAATATAGTTACTCAAATTATCGGAACAAACGGAATGGGTAAATCTTCTATCCCTCTAATAATAGAAGAAGCTCTTTACAATAAAAACTCAAAAGGCATAAAGAAAGCAGATATACCAAATAGATATATAAATAATGGGTATGATATTTGTTTATCCTTTACACGAGACTCAGATGAGTATGTTATTACAATTAACAGAAAGTCCAATATAAAACTTAAATTAGAGAAGAATGGGGAAGATATTTCTAGCCATACAGCTACAAATACCTATAAAACTATTCAAGAAATTATAGGAATTGACTTTAAAACTTTTTCGCAGCTTGTGTATCAAAACACAAATGCAAGTTTACAGTTCCTTACGGCTACAGACACAAATCGTAAAAAGTTTCTTATCGAGCTTCTTTCTCTTGAGAAGTACGTGGAGCTTTTTGACCTTTTTAAAGATGCAGCGAGAGAAATAGCATTGGAAACAGCCTCAGTTCAATCCACTGTTAATACGATTGAAAAATGGTTGAAAGATAACAAATTGAGTGATACTACCATACTCCCGATGCTGGATATTTTAATTGACACGGAAGAAGATGAGAAAGAGTACGCCAACTTAACGGCAGAAATTAAAAATATTTCCGAAAAAAATAAAAAAATATCTAAGAATAATACATATAAAACTTTGCTGAAAGAGTTGGATAATGAAAAATCAACAGTACAATTTGCAGCAACGTTTATAAAAGGTTCCTATGATAGCGAACAGAGTGAAATAGGAAGTTTAAAGCAAATCGCAGCGGGGTCAAAGCGATTTATAGAAAAGTTAAAAAACCTGGAGGGTGTGTGCCCTACTTGTGAACAACCAGTAGACGAAGCTCTACGAGACTCTATGCTTGAAGCCGAACGAGAAAAAGGTGCTTCGGCTCTGAAAAAAATCGGAGAGCTTCAAGAATTTATAGAGAAAATTAAAGAGGATAATGAACACTATGAAAATTACCAAAGAATTGAAAGAGAATGGCGAGAAACTTTTCGAAGCATTGACGAGAGCCTTCCCTCAAGTCCTTTGGACGAAGGAGAGCTTAACTCGCGCTTACGAAGAGTACGAAATGACTTGGACAGAGCAAAAGCTGAAGTGGGAAAGATCACAAAAGAAAATGAAGAAAGAACAAGAAGAAATACTCGAATCCAAGTAATTCTTGAGCAAACGAAGGAATTTCAAGAACAGCTAGAAGTCTGTATAGAAAAGATGGAAGGCATAAAAAATCTTTCCGCAAACTTAGAAGTACTGAAAAAAGCATTTAGTACAAACGGTCTTGTGGCTTATAAGATTGAGAATTTAGTAAAGGAGTTGGAAGAGCTTGCTAATCACTATTTGGCTGAATTGTCTGATGGTCGCTTCACTCTTGAGTTTGTGGTTAGTAATGACAAACTCAACGTGGAGATCACCGACAATGGAAACATTGTTGACATTCTTGCTCTTTCTTCTGGTGAGCTGGCCCGTGTTAATACTGCTACCCTTATTGCTATTAGAAAACTAATGAGTAGCATATCTAAGTCTAGAATCAATGTATTGTTTTTAGACGAAGTAATAAATGTATTAGATGAGCTAGGGCGAGAAAAAATGGTAGAAGTTCTTTTAGAAGAAGAATTAAATACTTACATAGTTAGCCATGGATGGACTCATCCACTTTTAGAAAAGGTAGAAGTAGTTAAATGCGACAACGTCAGCAAACTAGAGTACTAAACCGCCTTTCTTCAAGTAGAAGAATTTGGCAGCAAATATTAAAGGAGAAAAATGATGAGAGACTTGATACTGGAAGCACTCCGAGCAAAATACGAAGGGCAAATTCAAGAAGCCCGAGCAAACATTGAAGTATATCTTAACAACCCTGCAGGTATAGGTGAGCACTCAGATATTATAGAAGCAATTGACTGCCAAATAGAAAAAATAGCAGAGGCAGCGGAGAAGAAAGACGCGCTGGTATGGTTTGACTAATTATGGTAGATAGTAGAGCAAAAGGTGCAAGAGGTGAGTACCTAGTTCGGGATATGCTAAGAACTTACACTGGCTATCAGTTTGAAAGAGTCCCTGCTTCAGGGGCTTTAGCATATTTAAAGGGTGATATTTATGTACCAAATGAAAAAAACCGATTTTGTATAGAAGTAAAAAGCTATGCTGAAAGTCCTCTAACGGATAAGATATTTACAGCACGTAAAACAAATAATCTTATTCGTTGGTGGAAGAAAGTAGAAATACAGGCGGAGGGAGGAAATCAAGAACCATTATTATTTTTTAAATATAATCGTTCTCCGATTTTTGTAGTAACTGCTATGAAGCCCGACTTGTCTGATTATATGTATATAAACTGGCTAAATTGTTATATAGCAGAAGCAATGCCTTGGTTGGAAAATGAAAAACCGGAGTTTTTACATGGCATTTGAATTTAATGATAAAATGTTCATTGATAATGAAAATACTGTACTTATAGTAGATGCTTTAAACTTAGCATTTCGCTGGAAGCATCAGGGTAGAACAGATTTTCGATATGATTTTCAAAGAACAGTAGAAAGTTTAGCGAAATCTTATGATTGTAAGAAGCTAATAATTACTGCGGATTGGGGCTCTTCTTCCTATAGAAAAGCTATTAATCCAGAGTATAAACAAAATAGAAAAGAAAAATTTGCAGAGCAAACTGAAGAAGAACGCATTGCATTTGAAGAGTTTTTTGAAGAATTTGAAGCATCACTAGAAGTGCTTGCAGAAAGTTACCCTGTATTAAGATACAAAGGTGTCGAAGCAGACGACTTAGCAGCCCATTTAGTAAAGTATAGAGAAAAATACGGGTTAGAATATATTTGGCTAATCTCTAGTGATAGAGACTGGGACTTACTTATACAAGAAAATGTTGGTCGTTTTTCTTATGTAACGAGGAAGGAAGTTACTTTAGACAACTGGCACGAGCACTATGAAGTAACCCCAGAGCAGTATATATCCTATAAATGTATGCTTGGAGACAAAGGAGATAATGTTCCAGGATTTCCAGGTGTGGGCCCTAAAAAAGCAGCATCATTAGTAGAGCAATACGGAGATGCCTTTGCAATTTATGACGCTACTCCTATTGATAGTAGATATAAGTTTATACAAACTATTAATGATAATGCTGAACAAATTCTTCAAAACTATGAACTTATGGATTTAATTACTTATTGCGATGAAGCAATCGGGGCTGATAATATAGCCGATATTGAAAGGAGACTCTCTGGTGAGTTATAATATTACCGTAGATTACCGAAGAGATAACTACTTGTCAGAGTTTAGTAAAAAAACTTTACAAGATCGTTACCTTATTGATGGAGAGGTTTCACCTCAAGATGCATTTGCTAGAGCTGCAAAAACTTTTGCCTCTAATGAAGCTCATGCACAGCGATTATACGACTATGCCAGTAAGCTTTGGTTTATGTTTTCTACTCCAATACTTAGTAATGGAGGTACAAAGCGTGGTCTTCCTATTAGTTGTTTTCTTAACTATGTCGAGGATAGCCGAGAGGGTATCACAGACCATTACAGAGAAAATGCTTTTCTTTCTTCCGTTGGAGGAGGAATAGGAGGATGCTGGAATGACATACGAAGTGTAGGCAGTAAAACTTCGGCGGGGTCTGAGAGCACTGGCGTAATTCCCTTTTTGAAAGTAGTTGACGCAGAAATGCTGGCATTTAGTCAAGGCGTTACACGCCGAGGAAGCTATGCCGCTTATCTCGATATCTCGCACCCTGAAATTGAAGAATTTTTAGATGTACGAAAGCCTACTGGCGGAGATATTAACCGTAAATCTACTAATCTACATCATGGTGTGTTGATTGGAGACGAGTTTATGGAGCTTATCGAAAATGCTACTAAAATTCAAGATTTTGATGATAATTGGAATTTAGTAGATCCGCATACAAAGCGGGTTGTAAAAACCGTATCTGCAAAAGCACTTTGGGTAAAACTTATTCAAAATCGTATTGAAACTGGTGAACCTTATGTTATGTTTAAGGATACTGTGCAGGCTGCGTTGCCTGAGTTTCAAAAGGAAAAAGGCTTAAAAGTTCATCACTCAAATCTTTGCAGTGAAATTACTCTTGCAACTGACGACGATCGCACAGCAGTATGTTGTCTTTCAAGTGTAAATCTGGAGGAGTATGATGAGTGGTGCAACGACAAGTATTTTATTCCTGATTTGGTTGAAATGCTTGATAATGTACTCACGCATTTTATTGAAAATGCTCCTCATGAACTGTGGAGAGCTATACATAGTGCCGAACAAGAACGAAGTATTGGTCTTGGAGCTATGGGTTTTCATGCTTACTTACAACGTCGACATATTCCATTTGAAGGAGTTATGGCAAAGTCTGCAAATATGAGAATGTTTAAGCATATTAAGAAACAAGCTCAAGAGACTACGGAAAAGCTTGCAGAGCTTCGTGGTCCATGTCCAGATGCTTACCCCCTAATGATAAGAAATGCTCATCTTCTTGCGGTTGCTCCAAATGCAAGTTCAAGCATTATTTGCGGTAATACTTCTCCAAGTATTGAACCTTATCGTGCAAATGCGTTCACTCAGAAAACAAAAAGTGGAACAAGTTTGCAGAAAAACGAGTACTTAGAGCATATTCTGCAAGAATTAGGAGAGGATAATCCTGAAGTATGGAAGAGCATAGTTACAAATGGAGGCTCAGTACAGCACCTGGACTTTTTAGACCAACATACAAAGGATGTATTTAAAACGGCTGTAGAAATAGATCAGAGATGGGTTATTGAAATGGCGGCAGATCGTCAACAGTATATTTGCCAAAGTCAGTCTTTAAATGTATTTTTTCCTGCAAACGTATCAAAACAAGAACTTCATGCTATTCATATGATGGCATGGAAGAAAAAAGTAAAAACTCTGTATTATTTGCGTTCCGAAGCATATCGTAGAGCAGAAACAGTATCTGACGAAATGCTACGACAAAAGATATTAGAGAGTATGGATGAAAGTAGTTGCCTTGCGTGCGAAGGCTAAGTTACGGAGAAAAAAGTGAATAATCTTTTAGAAGAACGCGAATATTACAAGCCGTTTAACTATCCTTGGGCCTTTGAACATTATAAGTCCCAACAGCATATGCACTGGTTGCCAGATGAAGTCAACCTTGCAGATGACCTTAGAGACTATCGTGATAAGTTGACCCCTGAGAATCGTCGACTTATTAACCAAATATTTCGATTTTTTACACAGGCAGATGTTGATGTTTGTTGTGGGTATGCCAAGCATTATCTACCAACATTCAAACAGCCAGAAATAAGAATGATGCTATCTGCTTTTGCAGCTATGGAAGCAGTACACCAAGAAGCCTATTCATTACTACTTGAAACCTTGGGTTTTGATAGTGATGAATATCAAAAGTTTTTTGAGCATAAAGAAATGCTTGACAAGCATGAGTACCTTTCTGATTTTGGAATGGATACTCCTATAAATATTGCTAAAACAATGGCAGTATATAGTGGATTTACAGAAGGCGTACAGCTCTTTAGTAGCTTTGCAATTCTTTTGAATTTTCCACGCCACAACTTGATGAAAGGCATGGGTCAGATTGTTACATGGAGTATTCGTGATGAAACTCTTCATGTAGAAGGAATGACTCAACTTTTCCGAGAGTTTATTCGGGAAAACCCTGAGCTGTGGAATGACGATCTAAAGTATGAGATTTACTGTGCCGCAGAGCGAACAGTAGAGTTAGAGGATGCTTTTATTGATTTGTGTTTTGAAGGAGCAGAAATTCCTGATTTGACAGCAAAAGAAGTAAAAGAGTATATTCGATATATTGCAGATCGTAGACTTCTACAGCTCGGAATGAAGAAGATTTTTAAATCAGAAGAAAATCCTCTGCCTTGGTTAGACTATATGTTAAATGCAGTTGAACATACTAACTTCTTTGAAAACAGAGCTACTGAGTATGCACGTGCGAGCACTACTGGTAACTGGCAAGACATTTTTAAATAAGGAATATTACATGGAAAATGAAATAAAAGACGAACCAACAGTTGACTTAAAGTTAACAATTGCAGAAGTAAATGCAGCTCTTAGTGCACTTGGAGAGCTTCCTGCTAAAACCTCAATGTTTTTAATTCAAAAAATTAAAGACCAAGCGATTCCTCAAGTCGCAGCTCTCGGACTTTTAGTTGAAGAGCAAGATGATAAAGACGTTTAAAAACTTTTTATCAGAGTCCGTTGCAGAGACATTACATAACGGCATTATGACTACCCCAGAACAGTGGTGGTCATATGCCGTTATGTATACTGGGCTACAAAAAGTAAGATACTTTAAAAATACTTTTGCAGAAAGACAAGCCTTAGAAAGTATTCAGTCTAACATAAATAACAGTTTTACTACGGGAAATTTTACATATAAGTTTAAACGTAGTACATCTCATGTAAAAGGGTGTAACTGTTATGAGTGTAATTTTAAAGAAACTTTTCTAAACTCGGAAGACTTTAAAAACTTCATTTCAGTAGAAACAGGGTTAAAAAATCCAGAGATATACGAAAGTTTTTGCAGTGTATACGAGAAAGGGGATTATTTGAGTATGCACCCAGACGCAAAAAGAGGCGTAGCTTTTATTTTAAATTTAACAAAAGCCTGGAGACCTGAGTTTGGAGGGTTGCTTCATATAAAGCAAGATGATGATACATATAAAGTTATATTTCCAGAATATAATAGTTTAGTATTGCTTCAATTAGGAGAAGCAGGCACTCCGCACTTTGTTAGTGAAGTCAGTGCCTATGCTCCTATTCCGAGAATAGCTATTTCAGGCTGGTA